AGGTTCGCCCGGTAGCGAAGGGTAAGAAAAAGGATGCGGTTCAGTCGTTCGAAGAGAATTGGGCGCTCGCGGATCTGAAGCCCCACCCGAAGAACTATCGGTCACATCCGCAGGAACAGGTCGACCACATCGCGGCGTCGATCGGCCGGTACGGGATCTATCGCCGGGTCGTGGTGGCGCGGGACGGGACGATCCTGGCCGGGCACGGCATTGCGGAAGCGGCGCGGAAGCTCGGACTCGAACAGGTGCCGGTATTCCGGCTCGATATCGAGCCCGATTCGCCCGCTGCCCTCAAGGTCATGACGGCCGACAATGAGCTCGGGAGGTTCGCGGAGTCGGACGACCGCGCGCTGACGGAGCTGCTTCGCCAGGTGAAGAACGAGGATGAACTTGGTCTCCTCGGCACCGGGTTCGACGACCAGATGTTGGCGGGGCTCCTGATGGTAACGCGCCCCACGTCCGAGGTCGCGACGTTCGATGCCGCGGCCGAGTGGGTTGGGATGCCCGAGTACGACCAGGGAGAACGCCAAGTGAAGCTCGTTGTGTCGTTCGCGTCCGAAGCAGACCGCGACGAGTTCGTTCGAAAAGCCGAACTTCGGATCGCGAAAAAGGTTCACGGGACCTGGGGGGCTCGATGGCCTTCCGTTGAAAATGAGGACGTCGGGGGGCTGAGGTTCGAGACGTGAACCCCCTTTACCCGGTGTACGTGATCTCGAAGGGTCGGGCCGAGCGATGCATGACGGCTCGGTTCCTCAGGCGAGATGGGGTGCCGTTCAGACTCGTCGTTGAGCCGCAGGAGCGGGACCTTTACCTGAAGCACGGCGCTACCGCAGAAGAGATTCTCGAGACTCCGTTCAGCAATCTTGGAAAGGGAGGCATCCCGGCGCGGAACTTCGTCTGGGAACACTCAGCCGCCACTGGGGCCGAACGCCACTGGATTCTCGACGACAACATCTCGGGGACCTACAGGCGTTGGAAGGCTCGTAAGATCCCGTGTAGCTCCGGTCCCGCACTCGCGACCTGTGAGCGATTCGTCGACCGATACCAGAACGTCGCGATCGCGGGTCTCAACTACTTCATGTTCAGCGCGAACCGCACGGTTCAGCCGCCGTTCTATCTCAACGTCCGGGTGTACTCGTGCCTCTTGATCCGGAACGATCTCCCGTACCGGTGGAGGGGTCGATACAACGAAGACACCGACCTCTGCCTTCAGGTCCTGAGCGGCGGGTGGTGCACGGTTCTGTTCAACGCGTTCCTCGTCTGGAAGATGACGACTATGACGATGAAGGGCGGCAACACCGCGGAGCTCTATCAGGGGGACGGTCGCCTCCGAATGGCGAGGTCGCTCGAGAAGGCATGGCCCGGGATCGTCGAGACGAAGCGCCGGTTTCAGCGCCCCCAACACGTCATCAAGGGGGCCTGGAAAGGGTTCGACACTGCCCTGAAGCTGAAGCCGGGAATCGATCGCGAGGCACTCCCGGCGGTTGATGAGCTCGGGTTCGAGCTCATTCAGTCGAAAGCGCCGAAGTCGCCGGAGGTTCGGAAGATGATCGAAGGACGAGCGAAACCGAGGGCCCGATGAGGGCGATCGTCACCGGTGCGGCCGGGTTTCTGGGGTCTCATCTTTGCGACCGACTGCTCGCGGAGGGGCTTGAGGTCGTCGGGATAGACAACCTCACGACGGGAAGTGAACGGAACCTCGAGGCTGCTGAAAAAAGCGGGCAGTTTCGTTTCGTAAGGGGGGACGTACGCAACCTCCCACCGTCGTTTTGGCAATTGTTCGGTTCCAGGTCCCTCGACTTTTTATTCAACCTCGCGTGCCCCGCTAGCCCGGTTCACTATCAGGCGGATCCGTACGGAACCCTGATGACGTGCGTGCTGGGGGCCTCGGAAGCCGCAAACGCGGCGCGGACGACGGGATGCCGGGTCATCCACGCGTCGACGTCTGAAGTCTATGGGGACCCGCTCATTCATCCCCAACGGGAGTCGTACTGGGGAAACGTGAATCCGGTTGGACCGCGGTCCTGTTACGATGAGGGGAAGCGGGCCGCCGAGACGCTTCTGCGCGACGCATCCGTGATGTGGGGAATCGACGTCCGGATCGCGAGAATCTTCAACACGTACGGCCCCCGGATGGCCCTGAATGACGGGCGGGTCGTTTCGAACTTCGTCCTTCAGGCGCTCTCGGGAAAGCGCCTGACCGTTTATGGCGACGGAACCCAGACGCGTTCGTTCTGCCACTGCTCCGACCTCGTCGATGGGTTGTGGAGAATGGCGACGAAGCAACCGGGGTTAGGTCCCTTTATTGCCAATCTGGGAAACCCGGGTGAGTTCACAATCGAGGAATTGGCGGCAATCGTTTCAGAAGTAACCGGAGCACCGCTCAGGACCGTAACGGAAGCCCTTCCGGTCGACGACCCGAAGATCAGGAGACCCGATATCGCGCTTGCGTCATCAGTCCTAGGGTTCCGCCCGACAGTGCCGCTACGGGAGGGGATCCAGACCGTAGTGGACGACTTCCGAAAGAGGCTTGGGAAAGCATGATGGAAAAGCAGGAGAAGAAGTTTGAGATCAAGTTGTTACCGGCGAGTTCGCTCGTTCCGGCCCCCTACAACCCGCGGAAGATATCGGCGGATGACTTCGAGCTCCTGAAGGACTCAATTCGCGAGCACGGGCTCGTCGAACCAATCGTGGTCCAGAAGTCGAACAACATGATCATCGGGGGGCATCAGCGCCTCAACGCGTTCGTAGAGGTCGAGCACGAGCAGGGGGTGAAGAACCCGAAGACAACGTGCTTCGTTCTTGATTGCGACGACGCGACCGCCAAGCGTCTGAATCTCCGGTTGAATCGAATCGGCGGTGAGTTCGATCAAGATAAGCTTGGGCAGTTGTTCGAGTCAGAAGACTTCCCGGAGGGGTTCCGGTTCGAGGAGCTCGGGTTTTCGGCGAAGGAGATCGAGCGGGTCCTCAAGACGGTCGCTCCGCCGGCGCTCGACGACCCGAAGCCCGCGACGTTCGGGCGCTCCGTCACACTGAGCCTCGAGTTCGGCGACATCGAGGTCCGGGACCAGGTGAAGGAGTGGCTCATCGAGCGCGCGAAGCTGACGCAGAAGCGGACCGGCGATGTCGTCCAGGAGATGATCCGGAAGGGCGCGAAGCGGGAACCAAAAGAGCGAGCCGCCCCGAAGGGAGCCTCACCCACCGATGGTGCCGATCAATAGGCTGCTCCGGAATCTATTCCAGCGGCTCCGTGGGACCTACTACGAGGGACCCGAGGCGCCGTCCCGGTTGGGTCAGATCGTCGAAGTCTTCGCGGCGTCTCGCCGGCGCGCGACACGCCGGCAGTGGATCGAGTTCGCGCGCTCGTTGGCCGAGGAGGCGTACCGGTCCGGGTACGTCCGAGGGTACGAGTGGGCCGAACGGGACCTCGACCGACGAGATCCGGCCATAGACCCAGAGGCGCTTGCGGCCGTAGAGGGGCACGAGTGGGAATGGTTAGATGGGGGGAGTGTTCCGACCCCGGAAGGACTCGACGAGGTCGTGGGCGAAGGAGATCCGGCGGCCGACCTGGCCGACGAGCTAAGGGAGATCGAAGATGGCTGACGTTACGGCAGTGGCAGCGGGCTCGACGGGTTGGTTCTATCACCAGGGGGCGAACGTCGGGGGGAAGGTCAAGAAGTTCTGGGCCCCCGGGACCTACGTGGGGTCGACCGGCCCGATATCGGAGGAATGCGTCGAATTCGAGGATGGGAACGTCCTGTTGGTCCGGGAAGGCGATATGGTCCCGATGCGGGAAAACGAGATCGCGTTCATGAATCAAATGCAGGCGCTCGCGAACCACATGTGCCGGGAGGCGCTCCCGCTCGGGAAGGCGATCGGACTCGACGCGCCTGCCGTTACCGGGATCATATCGCGAGTTTTTGCCCGTACCGCCAGAACGCTTGGTGCCTCGTGAAGACGATCGTCGAGAAGATATTTGATCCGGTCCGCGAGGAACTCGAAGGGATCTCGAACAGCGTCGAGGGACTCCAACCAACGGCCGTGTTCGAGCGGTACGTCGAGCTCTACATGGCGATGAAGGCGTTCTCGGTCGTTGCCGACACGATGTTCGACATCCTGGTTCAGGGGATGGATGACGTCGCCCGGAAGGTCGCGAAGGAGGATTGTGACCGGATCGTGCGGGAGCTCGCGGCCCGCTACGCGCGGGAGATCTTTTCGACGTGACGTGGGTCGAGTGGTCCCCTGCGTTTGCCCCCCACGTCAGGGGCCGGTACCGGGAACCCAACCCAGAAGACTCGGAACCGGACCAGGTTCCGACCTGGAAGATCGAGGCGTCCTGCGGTTCCTGCGGGACCGCCTGGCGCGGTCAGTGTTCGACCGGCAGCGGCGTCCGGGCCCAAATCGCCCGGTTCGGGTCGCTCCACCTTCACCGGGACCCGTTCGCGGCTCCCGACGGGGCGCGGTAAAGACATCAATCGACCGATGCGGCGCCGCCGAATAGACGCGAAACCCCCCCTACCGCCGGAGCCTTCTGCCGCGCCGCGCGGCGCGGTCCAGCTGTCGGAGGCCGACAAGAAGCTCCGGATGCGGTTCGTCGGGCAACTTCTCTGGAGGGGCTCGCCGGACGAGAAGGTCGTATCGTTCTGCCGGAACACCTGGGGTATGACCCGCCGGGCGAGCCTCCACATGATCGAGCGCGTAAAGCTCCGGTGGGTCGCGGAAGAAGAGCGAAACCGCCCGAAGGCGAAGGCGTGGGCGATCCAACGCCTTCTGAATGACCTCTCGGAACTCCGGGCGGGTGAGTCGAAGACTTGGGACCACGGCGCGATCATGCAGCGTGAACGGCTCCTCTCGGACCTTCAGGGAACGAAGGAACCCATCAAGGTCAACGTCGAGTTCGCTCAGGTCGAGGCAGTAGATCGCGTGATGCTCGAACTGACGCCCGAACAATTCCGGGCCGCTGTCGACATTGCGCTCGACGAGAAGCGGAAGGCCCGTTTGTTCGAGGCCGGGAAGGTCGTCGCGACCCAGCAGGACGGGACCGAAGTCCTGACGCGGCCCCGTTGACCAGCCCGGGGGGCCGCGATAGCGTTCTGGTATGTCGGAACCCGAGACTGAAAACGGTAGGCATTCTGCTCCGCCCCCGGGGCTCGTACTCGAGGGAATCCCACCGACCGCCCAAGCGCTCCTCGAAGGGATAGCGGCAAAGGTCTCGTGTCTCGATTCCGAATTCGAAGGTATCCGGGAGGCTCAGCGGCTTCAGGATAAGCGGATCGACATGATGTCGGAAAAGCTCGACCAGTATCGGGCCGCGGTCGAGCGACAGACGGCCCTCTTGATGGCCGAGTTCCAACGCCACTTCAGCGTACCGGATCCGACCAAGCCACAAGCCCCATAGCGGGTTGCGCCATAGGGGGCCAGGATGCCCCTGATTCCGCGAGGTCGACACCAGGAGGACGCTCAGATCGTCCACCCGTTGGCGAACCCGGTTTGGGTCGAGCGCACCCGTTGGGTAGTGGGGTTCCTGGTACGGGCGCGAGAATGGTCCGCGCTCGTCGCTCGCGCCCGCCAGGAAGGCGTTCAGGAGGCGATGCTACGCCAGCTCGTCGCGGCCCTTGAGGAGCTTGGCGAGGCTGAGGCGGTCCGGCATGGCCGTAGGGTGTTGTGGCGGCTCCGGGTCCGGCGGGAGCGCGAGTGGGCGGTCCCGCTGCCGGACGAGGAAGAAGAGAAAAAAGATGTCGCGACGTCCCCTGATCCTACTTGATTGCGATGGTCCGCTCGCGGACTTCGACAAGCGGATGCTCGACCAGGTCTACCGGGACACCGGGATCCGATACAGTCCCGCCGACATCACAGAATGGGGATTCGGAAACCTACCGGGGTGGGAGCGGGTCCAGAAGCTCGCGTGGGAGCGGGCTCGCGAACAGAACTTCTGCTTATCGATCGAACCCGTCGCGGGAGCGCTCGAGGGACTCGGGGAGCTCCGGAAGATCGCGGACGTCGAAGTTCTGACGAGTCCCCTGCACGGGAACCCGACGTGGGTTCACGAGCGCGACGAGTGGCTTCTGCGTCACTTCGGGTTTCACCACGGCGACGTACATCATTGCCGGAAGAAGTTCCGGATGGTCGGTGACTATCTGGTCGACGACCATCATCCGCACGTCGAGAAGTGGGCGGCCGCGCATCCCGCCGGTACCGGGATCGTCTGGGATAAGCCTTTCAACCAAGCGTGGCAGGGCGATCGTTGTCTTTCGTGGCCGCACTTGGTTCAGGTCATTTGGGAGCGGTTGCTTCACCCGTAGGGCGTGTGCCCCAATAGGATCGTGGAGAATCCAACCGGGGACCTCTCGAAGGTCGACCAGTACAACCTCGTCCGGGCCCAGATAGCGGCCCGTGCGCTCGAGGCGTCTCGCGATCCGTGTTCGTTCATCAGCTTCGTCATGAAGCCTGAAGAAGAGTCTCGCGTTGGGGCTGACGGTGAGCATCAGCGGTTCTTCGATAGCCGTAATCCACTCGATTGCGTACGGGTTCCGCCGCACCAAAAGGTCACGGTCGAGTTCGCGCTTCACCACCCGTTGTCGGTCGTGATGCTTCCGGCGGACCACTCAAAAACGACCACGATGTCGATGCTGGGCCTCTTTCGGCTCCAGCGGGATCAGAGCCAGCGCGGCGCGGTCGTATCGGCGACTCAGACGCAGGCCGAGAAGGTCCTGAGGATCGTCAAAGACTACATCGAGGGGAGCTGGCGGCTTCGGGCAGTCGCGCCGAACCTGATGCCGTCGACCCGTCACGGCGACCCCTGGACCCAGACCGCGATCGTCGTCGAGCGACCGCCCGGCATCAAGGATCCATCGCTCGTCGCGCTCGGGATGGACGGTCCCATCATTGGGTCGCGCCTCGACTGGATCGTCGTCGACGACATCCTGACGCCCGAGAACACGCTGACGCAGGAGCAGCGTCAGAAGACGCTCAAGTGGTTCTTCACGGCGGTCGTGTCGCGCCTCGTGAAGGGCGGCACGATCGTGGTCTGCAATACGGCGTTCCATCCTGAGGACCTCCTGCACGAGCTCCGGAAGCGCGGGTTTCCGACTCTCCGGATGGATGTCCTGGGGAACGTGTACGTGTACGGCGATACCGACTTCGGGCTCGAGGGGAAACCGGGGGCTGATGATCTCCGGGACGCGACTCCCCGGGACGGGCCTGCGATTGAGGCAGGAGCCCTTAGGCTCGTCGGGAACGATCGTGAGCCGGCTGGCCGCCGAACCCTTTGGCCGGACCGTTACGACGAAGAGCGGGTCGAGCGGGACCTTCGGAAGAATATCCAGTTCAACCAGCTGTACCTGAATCTCCCGCGCGACGACGAGCAGGCGATGTGTAAAGCCGAGTACGTCGACCGCTGCAAGGAAGTCGCGAGGCTTTTCGGGATCGACGCGATGGTGTCGGGGGGGCCGCAGTTTCAGGACCGCCGGAACGCCTACACGTTCACGGGTGTCGACCTCGCGGTCGGGCGCGGTGAGGAGCACGACTTCACGAGCCTCACGACGATCGAGGTCCGGCAGTCAGGTCACCGGGTCGTACTCGATGTCGACTACGGTCGTTGGGCCGGCCGCGAGATCGTTCAACGGATTCATCGGAAGCAGCGCGATTACGACTCCGTCGTGGCGGTCGAGAACAATGCCAGCCAGGACTTCCTGCTTCAGTGGGCGCTCGATCAGAACGTTTCGCTCCCGATCATGCCGTACACGACCGGGCGCTCGAAGGCGCATCCCGAGTACGGGATCCCGGGGATCTTCGTCCAGATGGCGAACGGCGCGTGGGCGTTCCCGAACCGCGGCGGGGTCTGTCATCCCAATATCCAACGGCTGATCGACGATTGCCTCTACTACGTGCCGTCCAAGCACACGGGGGACGTCCTGATGTCGCTCTTTATCGCGCACGAGATCGCGAAGAAGTTCGGGATTCCGGACGCGCCCGGAGCCAGTCCCGCCGGAACCAACATCATGACCCGATAGCGGTCCGCGCCATCCCTCGACCGGAGGCTGGATGGAGACGATCGCGGACAACTCAAAAGCGTTTTGGGATGCGTTCCAGGACGAGAACGCCCGATGGGCAACAGCAAACTTCCCGGGTGCGATCGGGCACCCCGAACAACCGATGGTTGGGATCTTCGAGGAACTCGGGGAACTCGCGGAGGCGATCGAGCTGAAGGACCGCGACAAGGCGGTCGACGCTACCGCCGACGTCGCGATTTACGCGATCGACTTCTGTAACAAGCTCTCGATTTCGGCCGCCGAAGTCTTTGCGGAAGCAGCCGCGAGTGCGGCCGCGGATGACGTCGACGAGGAGCAGGAGTCGTCGGTCTTCAGCCGTCTGATGGCATTGGTCGGGCGTCTTTCGCATCACTGGCTCAAGAAAGAGCAACGGATCCGTCGGAACGAGGACCACGACCTCGGTGCTCGCAAAGCTCTCGTCGGAATTCTGGCGATCGCGTGGGACGTTCACGACGAGGTTCGGCACGAACCAACCTGCACGTATCCCGAGACTATCTGGGGGGTTTGGCAACGAATCGTCTCGAAGCGCGATTGGGCGAAGTACCCGGGGAATGGAGGTCCACGATGAAGCTCGTCGGAATTTGCGGGAAGGCCAGCTCAGGCAAAGACACGCTCGCGGACTTTCTCGTTCAGAACCACGGGTTCGTAAAGGTGAGCTTCGCGGACCCACTGAAACGCATTTGCCGCGAAGTTTATGCGTTCAGCGATCGACAGCTCTGGGGACCGAGCGCGATGCGGAACGCTCAAGACGCCCGCTACCCTCGTCCGGGTCTCGACCCCGGACACCTGACGCCGCGACTCGCGCTTCAGATCCTCGGGACCGAGTTCGGCCGGTACTGCTACGACAATACGTGGCGCGACTACGCGCTCCGGATCGCGAAGCGTCTGCTGACCGAGCAAGAAGTCGCGTACACGAAGGAGCGAGGACTCGAGCAGCTTTTCGATATCAACGATCGACCCTACGGCGAGGTACAGGGGGTCGTGATCCCAGACGTTCGGTTCCGAAACGAGGTCGGCGGGATCAACAACGCACAGGGTCTATGCGTGCGGATTACGAGACCGGTAGAGGGACTCGTCGGCGCGGCTGCCCAACACGTTTCGGAAACCGAGCAGGACGGGATTCCGGCGGAGTTCTTTACGTCGTTCTACCAGAACGCCGGAACGCTCGAGGATCTTGCGGCGTACGCGCGGCACGTCGCGGGCCTCATGGAGGAGTTTTGAAACTCTCGGATGCCGTCCGGATCCTCGAGGAGCAGCACGAGCAGCACGCGGCGCGGCAGCAGGAACTCCTGACCCGCAATGGAGAACTACTCGAGCGGGCCCGTCGGGCCGAGCAGGGACAGCAATCGTTTCAGGATCTCGCGATCGCGATCCTCACGAAGTGCCCCGAGCTCGGCGACGTCGTCACGGCACTCGACAACTACTACCAGGATGCGTCGGCTGACAACTACAACGAAGTCGCGCTGACGCGCTCCGAAGACGCCCGTTCGTTCATCCGACTCTGCCGGGTCGCGTACGCGAAGGAACCGGCTGACCCGAGGACACTGCGGGATCTGGCGGAGGCCGGCGCGTGACGTTCTGCGCGACGTTCCTCCACGCGCCTTTTGGGCAACCAACCGAAGTGATCGGTGAGTGGGGACTGTGGTCGGTTCCGGCGCTTGGTGAGGTCGTGACGCTCTCGCGGGACGGCGGGGAATCAGCTTGGTTCGTCGTCCGGGTCGCGCATCACGTCGGGAACGAGATCGGTCACAGCATCGACGTATTCGTCGAGCCGGCCGCGTTTGGCTGAAAGGAAACGAGATGGAGAAGCGTCCGGGTTGGGCCGAGTACTTTATGGGGATCGCGCGAGAGGTTTCGAAGCGCGCGACCTGCGACCGACTTCACGTCGGGGCCGTGATCGTCCGGGGTCACAACATCCTGGCGACCGGCTACAACGGTAGCGTCGTCGGCGAACCGCATTGTGACGAAGTTGGGCACGACATGGAGGACGGGCACTGCGTTCGGACCGTCCACGCCGAGGCGAACGCGATCTGCCAGGCCGCCAAACACGGCGCCCGGATCGATGGTTCGGCCCTATTCACGACCGCGTTCCCGTGTTGGCCCTGCTTCCGGCTAGCGCTCAACGCCGGCGTCCGGGCCGTCGTGTTCGGGAATATCTATCGACCGGACCGCCGGATCTTGCCGTTTGGGACGTCCGGTCATATCGGGGGCCTTCAGGAAGCGACCTACTGGATCGCGTACGACGACGCTGTCGCGGGACCGTTTGAAAAGGACGTTGCGTACGACCAACTTCAGGCGGCCCGGAAGGCCGGAGGTGTGGGTAACATCTACGTAATCCCTCAGATAGATATCGATGCGGGATTAAGTGTCTAGACACGTTGTCTAGACACGCTACCCTTACCTCATAACCCCTCTACACAGGAGACGAGGACGACATGAGAGAATGGAACCGGTTTCAGCAGGACATCTTCGAGGACGTTAGGAACGGAACCGGTCATACGGTCGTGATCGCCCGTGCCGGAACAGGAAAGACCACAACGGTAGTCGAGTCGTTCCAGCACGTGCCCCGCGGGGCGAGCGTCCAGATGGTAGCGTTCAACAAGAAGATCGCGGAGGAGCTGAAGCAGCGCGCTCCGAAGCGGGTCGACGTTTCGACCTGCCACTCGTTCGGGCTACGGATCGTATCGAAGCATCTCGGCCGGATCCCGATCGACCAGGATAAGACCTACAAGCTGTTCGGCGACATCTATCGGCAGTCGCCAAACTTCCCGCGGGCACTCTGCCGGGTCGCGTGCAAACTCGTCTCGCTCGCGAAGTCATCGCTCGCCTCGACCCCCGAGGAGCTCGACGCGATCGTCGATGACTTCGGACTCGTCGACGGCGAGGAGTTCCGTCGCGAGGACCTGCTGGCCGATGCCCTTTCGATTCTCGAGCGTTCCCGAAAGAACCTCGAGGCGATCGACTTCGACGACATGATCTGGCTCCCGCACGTCCTGGCCCTAAAGGGTCCGACGTATGACCGCGTATTCGTCGACGAAACCCAGGACCTCTGTGCGGCTCAGATCGAACTCGCGCTGAAGTCCTGCACGATATTTGACGGTCGGATCTGCGCGGTCGGTGATGACCGACAGGCCATTTACGGGTTCCG